TCCTTTTCCATGACTTTGCCTTTCCCAAAGAATAGGCCCGCATTCAGGTATGGAATAACTTTCGGCGTTGACGCGCTGTCGCACAAGCTGAAATGAAACATGGTGCTGTTGATGTTGAAGATCTTGGGGTGCCAATACGCCTTACCGACGCTCATCTTCAAACCGCACGCTTCACTCCAATGACAGAAAGTCTCGTAGACCCTCTTGGTGCAGACAAATCCATTGTCATCCCCGTTGATGAGTGCGCTGCGCATCCTCGATCTCCAGGGCCGCGGATCCTCTTGAGCGGTTGCAAGCAACGTCACCCCAAGATTGGCCAGACACAGGATCAGGAAGGATACGATCGATCCCATCAACTGCCCGTTCTGCTGGTCAACTTCGTCAAGTTGAACTCCGTCCACTTTCGGGTACTTACAGTGATGGGGGGCAAGACACTTCTGGATGAGGTCTTTCCACCACTGGGGGAAGTCTCTGGTGAGCTCCTCCATGATCTCTGCGGAGAGACTGGCAGACAGGTTGTCCGTTGCAGCTTCGAAGTCAATACTCGCGAAGCCCATTTCACCAGTCCCTCCGAAGATTTTGGAATCACGGAGGTCAAGAAGGTCAGTTGGGCACAACTTTCGTCCAATGAGCCTGAACACCGGATACCGCCTCATGATGCCATGGAGAGTCTTTTGAAACTCTTTGGCGAGGTAGTATGGGGCCGCGTTTCCTTTCGAAATAACGCGCGCTTTCAGTGGCTCAAGAACGACTTGGATAGTTGCTTCCAAGCGATCCTTCTTCGAATCCCTCTGGGCTTGCCGCATCACGGCTTCAGTCCATTCCGCCTGACCGGCGGGAAAAGTACAGGTGGCGGAGAACCCGAAGGTCTCCACGGTGTTTCCACAGTACACGGGTAGGAAAGTGGTACGATCACGCATTGGCTGCGTGAACTCCTCCCGTCCGTCGATCGGGGCCAGCAGAGGCTCCTGGTTAACAAGGCTGAGTAGGGCACCCAGTTGTCCTCCTCCAGATCGACTGTTTTCGAAGCACGCGCGTATGGACGCGACGTGCTCCGCTTCCCACAGATCAGATTTGAACACCTCCTCCGGATCGGAGGCCTGGTATTTGTTGTTCAATTGATCTCTCAACTCTGCGAGTAACGGTCGCAGCTGTAACATCACACGACTCCTTGTGTCAGGTGTGATCGGATCCGGTTTCTCCATTGCAAGACGATGCTTCTTGTAGGTCAAAAGCACCATACTCTCCGTCAACGATGAAGCGCAACGCTTACATTGTAGGAATGAGTACCACAAATGTGTGTTCTTGATGGTAACCAACATCCGGGTGCGAAGCCAGTCCTTCCAGTGTCCCTTCGCAACGAAGATGACCTGAGGGGCCGGCGGTAACGCACTCTTGGTGTAAACAGCCATGTAGAGGCAGAGAAGATACTTGGCTCTGCTTACAAAAGTTGCTTCGTCGTTGACGGTGAGGTAACTCTCAAATTGGCATTTGAGATCTGCAACGACGAACGTGGGGCAAGAGTGATGCGCTAGCAATAGCGCAATTCCTCTCCAAAGCTCTTCGACTCTGAGACTTGCACCTGCAGAGGAGTCGACTCCCTGCAGGGGGTGCGTAAAGTTCGCATCCACTTCTCTCCCGGCAGCATGCCGAGAGGGAACACTTATGGTATCCATAGCTTCGAATAAACGGAAGCGGATAGGTTTGTTAGTGCTCCACCGGTTGATCAGGCCGGGTTG